GGCGATACAGGGGTGATCTTAATCTCTAGCCCGTTCACGCGTAGTGGTAAGTCTATCAGCCCACGGTCATCCATTATATCCAGTATCTTGGATACTATAGGAATCATTGTTTCATTAATCAGCCTACCGAACGCAGAGCCAAGGTTTTGGGATAACTGCTTCATCCTCTCCATAACCTCAGTAGCGGATCTAGCGCTCATATTGTCTGGTGGCAGGCTCTCATCCAGCAGAATGGACTTAATGTTCATCCTCAAGTCATTCATAATGATCTGAGAGACATTAAAGTCACCAGCTCTAGGCAAAGGCTTCAGAGCCTCACCTTGTGGCCCACCGTTACGGGCAACAGGTATGATGGCACCNGGGCTTATTTGTACCGTGTTGGGATTGAGCACGCCATCGTCAGCAGCTGTGTAGACGCCGGCTATTGCTAGACTTGCATTCTTCAGGACAAGCTCAAGAGTCTTGTTGAGCGTTTTAATATCTGGAAGCGCTGTAATTAACGGACCTCTGCCGTATATCTCCCCAGCCACCTTCATGTAACGCGCAACAATCCACGGGCTAGACTTCATTTTGCGGTACACAATCTGAGACTTACTCTCTTTGTGTATCACATAATACATAAATTCACTCTTTTCTGCATCAAATATGGTTGCCTCAAGTAACTCCACGTCTTCTGTTGGAGTGTTCTCAACCAGAGTCTTAAGCCTGCCCTCAATGATAGCGTCACTCCACTGTTGCTGGATGGACTCAGCCTTAATACGCATCCGGCGGTAGACGTTATCCACCTTACCATTAGCACCTTCCTCAAAAGCCACGAGGAATTGCGGTACTGGTATGAAGTTAATAGGGTTAACGTCATCACCTGGCTGAATCATCATAACAGCGGTGCCAACACACAGGTCTAGGAGGAACTCTCCCATGGCGATGTCAAAGTTGGACTGCTTAATTGCAGCGAACAGCTTGTCGTTGTAGACTTCTAGTGCTGTTTGAGCTTCAACCCGTCTATCCAAAGGGATATCTGGACCAGGCTCAAGTCGGCACCACTTAGATTGTGGAGGGAAGATGCCAGATTGGATTCTATTGGCAAATCTTTGGGTTGAGTTGATGGCTGTAGCATCAAAGATACGGTTCATCTTCTTTGCGCCACCTACGTTACCATCGTAGAACCCGTCATACAGGTTACGTTGTGGCAAAGCGAACTCATAAGCGTCATCGTACAGGCTTCTGAAGTCCTCTTTCTTCCTGATCGCTATGTCATGTCTTTTTAAAATGTCAGCAACGGTCAGCTTCTTATCCATAGTAAACCTTTAAAGTTTTATGCACCCTAAATATCATTTGCTTGGAGCGTCAGAAGCTTCGTCGTCATCAGCAAATGGGGACTTGCCAGCTTTAACACGAGTGCTCGCGTGGTCAAATGCTTTTTTCATTATAGATCTCGGCATATTGCTAAAAAAAGATTTATCCTTAAGATCTGTCTTTAACAAGTAATCAAGTTCTTTTTTATTAAGAGTTGGGACAATCAATGGGATGTCCATTTCCTCACCATTCATGCCAACCCCAACAGATATTTCTGTTGATACACCGCCATCTGGACGCTCAAGCTCGCCAAAGAACCCCATGCCTTTTGCAGAACCATCCTTTCTATCGCCATAGTCCATAATTAACCTTTAGTTTCAGCAAGTTGCACGATTACTCATACCACTCCAAGTGGACATGAGCTATTTCAGCTTGTGAGCTGCGATTAGTAACACGAAATAAATAGGTAGTCAACGGGCTTAAAACGTATTCAGATATTCCTGCCGACCCACCAGTCCCGCCTGATCCTTGGCCGCTAGAGATTAAGCCAGCAAACACCTCCGCTCCTGTACTGGAGACAGTTGGAGCAATGATTGAGGCGCTTTGACTAGCAATTGTAGAGGACCTATGCCGTTTGAGCGCAACTCCAGCAGTCCCACCACTAACAGTTGAGCCTTCGTATATATAAAACTCAGCAGAGCCACCGCACTGATAGTCAGCTATTAGGTGTGCAGATACTCCACTGGCAAACGCAATGGCTATATCAAGACTTGCACCGGAGGCTAACTTATTGCCATCATTACGGGTAGTGTACAGATAGAACGCACGACCCTCATGTAATCTAAGGTGGTTAACATCTACCGTTGGAAACGGTTTGTCAGAGCCAACCAATTGCTGTACAGAGTCTTTGTCTGTATAGCTTGGCGATACGCTAATAGAATGGGTATCAGTCGAATCCCTTAGTACAGTAATTGGCATTACTATTTAATACCAGCACCTAGAGACTCTGACATAACGCCGGTTTCAGGAGCCATCCGTTCTTGCGAGAGAAGCGCTCTGTTACCACCGGTAAGTCTGGTTTTCCTCTTAGCAGCAAGTTCCTCTGCCAGCTTGATCTTGGTAGCATCAGCATCGGCTGCCAACTTTAAGGTTTCTTCCTTTTGCATTTGGAGCTGCTCNGCTGCTGCTGCTGCCCCACCGCCTCCGCCTCCACCCATACTACCTCCTAGACATTATGTAACAATCCTGTTTGTCTTGAGTAAATTGAATTAACTTACCTTCAATANTAAAACCCAAGAATTCGCCCCATTTAACGGCTCTTTCATTACTGCTTTTAACATGAATCTGCAATCTATGCAACTTTAAGGATATTTCACAGATGTCAGCGAAGGTTAGAGCGCACTTAGATAAGGCTAACGGCCTCTTGAAGGTATCCTTACTAAGCAATGCCCACAACTCAGCAACTCCATGCCACATTAGTATGCAGCCAAACAAGGCTACAGGTTTGTTATGTAGGTACACTGTCAAGGAGTAAGCGCCATATCTCCTTTGTATTTCAATGGTTTGCTTTAAAACAGCAAGATGCTCACTTGTCAGTCCCCAAAACTCTACAGCAGCAATATTATCTACATCACCTATCTCTGATGGCCTATATTCCACGCCAGCAATACGCGGCAAGTGTTTAATAACCTCTTTAATGTCCAAATACATCGAAGTCAGCGTTAATAACTGTCTTAGCAAAGATTGTAGAGGAATGAGACTGTGTGCTTCTGGTCATCCTTTTGTGCTCACCGCCACCAAGCAGTAGGTAGCCAAACGCATCACCTACGTGGGAGTGCTCATTCTTGTTCGGCGCATCTCTAAACCTCTCGTGCCCAGCTCCAACAGAGATTCTCTTGAAGTGATAGCCGCCAGACAGGGACTTTCTAAGCATCTTGCAGGAAGTAGATACAATCAGGCCAGGCTTCCCAGCGATTAGCCTCTGCATCGGAGCTGCACCAGACTCGCGCCTTACCTTAAAGTCATTAGATGGAGTAGGCTGCGCCCTAAGTCCTAGTGTTCTAAGGTGGTCAAACGCTGTAACCTCATAGATCTGGTCCCGCTGCATACCAGCAGGATCACCCCATATCATTACTTGGGCATTAGGAAACCTAGCATTTAACTCAGCAAGTAATTGCTGGCCGAATCTCTCCAGACCCATGTCAGAAGTAACTATCTCATGCAGGACTATCCATCTACCATTGTTTAAGCGTTGGCCTATAACCGCAGCAGGGGTTAATCCAAAGTCTAAACCTATCTGTATGGGCAGGGATGGGTCGTATTCAACGTCCCCACTCATTAGAGCATCGTTATATTCAATCCAGACAGGCTTACCTTCTTGCACATAGGTATACTTACCTTCTGCATAACACCTGATCCAGTCCAAGTTCTTGCCTGCAAGCATCTGTATGTAATAACCAGGAGGCAGGTTATTGATGTTCTCAGCCCTCTGGTTGATCTTCCACCACCTACCTGATGCAAAGATATGGTCATTAGCTTCTGGGTTCTCAGGGAGATCTCCAGGAGCAACCTCTATAACTCCACCTGGTTGTTTAAAGAACTCCCATCCATACTTACCAGTAACCTTTTCCTTTTCTGCCATACGGAACCACCAATGATCGTCATCCATTGGGTTAGTATCCATCCATATGCCATGCCAAGAGGGGCCACCATCCCTTTGTGTGGGGTAACGACCAACCCGATGGGTAAGTCCGTCGATGACTGCTTTTGGCAGCTCTCGCGCCTCATTAACCCAAGCGCCGGTAAGCTCAAGGGACAGTAGCTTTCTGACATCCTTGGGCTGATCTAGCGCAAGGAAGATGACTTCGCAATCAATACCAGCGGCACCACCCCTAGATGGCAGTCTGATATGATGAGTAATAGGTGGGGTCCACAGCATATGTCCAAAGGTATTCTCTGGGAACATATCTATCCAAGTCTTGATAGTAGTGGTCTTTAGTTCTGGATAACTGTTTCTAACGATAGCAAAGCGGGTGTACCTTATCCCGTCTATAGGAGAAGGCTTCTGCTTAACAGCTCGCAGCATTATCTCAGCACAGCAGGCATATGACTTACCGCTACCTACGGCACCCATAATGCCTCTAACAAAGGCATCTGAGCGTATGAAGTCGTAGACTACTGGTGATTTACTGAAGTCAAGGTTAAGACCGGCAACCCCAACCTCTTTCTGGCTACGTTCTTTAGTCTTAGACATCAGGAGAACCGTTCTCAATAATGTCTGGCGTCCTAATATTAATACCAATAACACTAGGTTTATCAGAGTCTTGTGGAGAATCCAGCAATCCAGAGGCTTTCGCAAGCAATCTCAGCACTCCAACCTTATCAAACAGCTCTATATCTAGGGTATTGTAGGAGTTACCATCCTTATCAGTCCTAGTATTGCACTTAATGGACTTAATGGCTTGAAGTGCGTGCTCTGGGATCTCGTTAGATGGCTTTACTGTAATGTTACCTTGAGCATCCCACGACATGATATCCGTGAGCTTAGTGTTAGCCATAGATAACAAGGCGTAGGATACCGCTTCCTTGTTAGCTTCTAGTGTTGCAGATCTCTTTAAATCACTCTGTATCGTCCTGATACCACCGTAATTCTTCAAGGATGGTATCTTCTTTGCGAAACTATCTGACATTCATCACTCCGTCTGTGGGATCACATCTACAGCGACTAAGCATCTGCCACCCTTAAATGGAACCCCTCTTTGTACATACAGCTTATCTACTTGGCTATCATCGTCATATACACCAGCATCCATCAAACTATCCAATACTGCTTTACATATATTATCTATATCAAACAATCTCTTGCTTCTAGGACATACGATAATACATACAGACAGTCTCGCATCCCCTAACTTAGGTACATTGTTCTCAGATACATAATCCGCTACAGCTTTCTTAAAGATAACTCCAGCTTTAGATATGAACCGTCTATTCCCATTAGCTCTCCAATAAGTATTAACTGAAGGGGGATATGGAAGCATTAACATCTTAACCTCTACTGGCATCAGTCATACAGAAGTATAAGCTATCTTTAATAAATACTGCAAGATAAATATAACTTGCTATTAGGGAGAGATGGATATATTATTATGTCTTGGGGGCATAACCCACCCCTCGCAAATGTAGTGTCTGACAGATGCGGATAAACGTGGCGTACAGTAAGTGTTTCCTTAGTTACCTTGCCAGGATTGGATCTACAAGGAATTATCGGGGCACAGTCTACTGAGAGATAACTCTCTAGCCTAGATAAACAAGAAGACACATCCTTTTAGGATCTTTCCCTTTAATTATACGGGTAAGGTTCTATCTGTCTCTAAAATCCCACCTCATCGCATACTTAGTCCCACCGCTATAACACGATCTTCTGTAAAACATATACTTAATACGTACCTCTTCTATCAGGTTCCGTTACCAAAAACAATTTTATATATAAAATTCAAAACACCACATAGCAAAGTGGTAAGCAGAAGTGGGAATCGCAAGCTCAATACAACACATCAACACAGAAGTGGGAAACCGGAGCTGAAATCAGGTACTAATCCACTAGAAAGTGGGAAAAAGTTGAGAGGAAGCCCCTCACCGCTACCGGTAGGGTGGGGGGGGATAAGGTGCCTTCCTACACAATCGCAATGTAATCAGC